AGCTATAACGACTGCCCTAGCAGACACTTATTATGACGTTATAGTGAAACCTTTAATAAGGAGGTCAGCCAAATGGCTAATTCAACTTTTTCCGGCCCAGTTCGATCCGAAGATGGGTTTACTAAAATATCAAAAGCTGCTGGCACAGGCGTTATTACAGAAGGCTCTAGTTATTCAGCAAACGCTTCTATTACAGGAACGCTTGGGATTACAGGTGTAACTTCTGCTACTGGCGGTATTGTTATTGGCGCTGCAAGCAGTCTCCAACTAATTGGTGTTACTGCAACTACAGCAACAATCGCTGTAACAGATGATACAAACACTATCGTCACAATCGCTCAACCTGCGGGAACTATTCTAAAAGATTTAATAGCTTACCCTGCTGGAAACCTTGTTACAGCTGGATCTAGTGGTAACGATCTTGACATTTCTATTGGTACAGCATCTGCTGGCGCACAGCTACTAGCTGCTACTGCAATACTTGATGATGGTGGTGCTGCTGTAACTTGGACAGCTAACGTACCTCTTTACATTATTAAAGATTCTCATGGTACTGCTGCTAACCAATTTGCAACTACAGGAGTTGGCCCTAAAGGTGGCCCAGCTACTACAGAAGCTATTGTTATTGCAGGAGCGTTATATAGCGCAGCCGCAAGAAACATTTTTGTTACTTTACGTCCAATAGGGGCTGATTTGGCTACTGCCGCAACTACTGTTAAGTATATTGCTGTTTTCCAAACATTGTAATAATGGTGGGGAGGTAAAACTCCCCTAGTTGCAGGAGTAAGGTATGAAGATGAAGAAAAAGATGAAGTACAACATGGGCGGCAAGGTCATGAAGTACAACAAGGGTGGTATGCCTGACTTAACTGGAGACGGCAAAGTAACACGGGCTGATGTCTTAAAAGGTCGTGGTGTAGAGCTAAATATGGGCGGTAAAGTACCTACTTACGCAGGTATGCCCATGATGGCTGAAGGCGGCGTAGTACCCAAAAAGAAAAAGAAAAAAGTCAGCAAAAAGAAGTCCATTGATGGTATTGCTAGACGAGGTAGAACTAAAGGCCGGATGGTCTAAGAGGGTTTAATTATGAGTGGAATTTCAGATGTAATCCCAGTAACGATCACCGCAGACACTGTAGCCTTAGATGCAGACGGTATATCAGTAGCCACATCTGTTGGCAATAATGCGGCATTAGTTATTGGTGGCGCTTTAGCCGACGGTGGTTCTGTTACACTTAGTCACGGAAGGATAGTCACTATTCTTTCTGCAGGCAATGATTCTGCAAAATCGTTTACTGTTACTGGAACAGATATTAATGGTGATGCTCAAGTAGAATCAATAACAGGCGCAAACGCAGGTACAGCTACTGGAGCCGTGTACTTTAAAACAATATCTGGCATTTCTGCAGTAGGTAATCCAGCAGGCAATGTCTCTGCGGGTGTTAATGCTTCGGCTGCCGATGTTATTTTTACAATGAGAAGCAGGCTAAAAGGCATGTTTCTAACCAGTACAGCAACAGCGGGAGAAGTTGATTTTCTTACAACTTCACCAACAGGGACAAGTATTATGCAGCTTAGTTCTGTTGGTGATGCTGATGCGACAAGAGATGTAACTATTCCTGATCAGGGTGTGGTGTTTACAGATGGTATTTACATACAGTACACAGTCTCAACCTTCTTAACTATGACAGTGTTCCATGCGTAATGGCTACTTCAGAAACAGCGGCGTTTAATTTAGATTTAAACGAAATAGTAGAAGAAGCATTTGAACGTGCAGGTTCAGAAATGCGTAGTGGGTATGACCTAAAGACAGCAAGGCGATCCCTTAATTTATTATTTGCTGAATGGGCTAACCGAGGCATTAATCTTTGGACAATAGAGGCAGGTACGCAAGTACTTACTTCTGGCACAGCAACTTACGATTTACCTCTTGATACCGTTGATGTTATTGAACATATTGTTAGAACAGGATCAGGTACTTCTCAATCAGATATAGCTATATCGCGTATGAGTGTTTCTAGTTATGCGTCTATTCCTAATAAAAATATTACGGGTAGACCCAATCAGATATATATTGACCGCAAAAGTGGGGCTACAGAAGGTAGTACAGTCAAATACCCACAATTTACACTATGGCCTGTACCTGATAGCACAGAAACTTACACATTAGCGTATTGGCGACTCACTAGGATACAAGATGCGGGGAATGGTGTTAACACACAAGACATACCTTTTAGGTTTTTGCCGTGTTTGGTCGCGGGTCTAGCTTATAATCTAGCACTAAAAATACCCGGAAGTGAGCAACGCATCCCTATGCTTAAATCTATGTATGATGAAGCATGGGCAGAAGCCTCAGATGAAGACAGAGACAGGTCGTCTTTCCGAGCAGCCCCTAGAATAGCGTATGTATAGATATGGCTAGTCGTTTTGCTTCAAATAAATACACCATTGCAGAATGCGATAGATGCGGGTTTCAATACAAACTAAAAACACTTAAAGAAATATTTGTACGGACTAGGAAAACAAATATACTGGTTTGTAAAACTTGCTGGGAGCCTGATCACCCACAAAACTTACAAGGCATGTACCCTGTTACTGATGCCCAAGCAGTACGAAACCCAAGACCCCCACAAGGCGTAGATGTAATAAATATCTTTCAGTGGGGGTGGGAGCCAGTTGGTTTTAATGATGTTGACGGGCTAGTACCAAACAATTTGAAAGGGACAGGCGAGATAGGTACTGTTATAGTAGATACAATAAATATCTAAGGAGTTGATATGAAAGTAAAAATCAAAGACATGAGCACTATTAAACCTTGTGCTATGCCTACCAACGCAGGGTATCCAAACAATATACCAAACACCCAAACCAAAAAAATGAAGGGTGCAGGTGCAGCAACTAAAGGTACTGGATTTAGTAATAAATCTAACTAATAGCAATGACATATGCAGAATTAGTTGCGGCAATAAAGTCATATACAGAGAGTGATTTTTCTACTGTAGATATAAACCTGTTTATCACACAAGCGGAAACGCGCATATACAACACTGTACAGATTGCGTACTTACGTAAAAATGTCACGGGTACAATAACAATCAATAATAAATATTTAGCTGTTCCTGACGATTGGCTAGACACTTATTCTTTAGCGTTGATAGATGGTAGTGGGAACTACAGCTACTTACTTAATAAGGACGTTAACTTTATTAGAGAGTCGTTCCCGTCACCTACAGCAACAGGCGTACCAGAGTATTATGCGTTGTTTGATGATAGCGCGTTTATACTAGGCCCAACGCCAGACACAGGGTATTCTGCAGAATTGCACTATTACTACTACCCGACATCAATCACAAACAATAGTACAGCTTCAAACACATCATGGATTGGCGATAACTACAGCACTGTCTTACTATATGGTAGTTTGCTAGAAGCTAATACTTTTCTAAAGGGTGAACCTGATGTGATGGAAGAGTACCAGAAACGATACGATGCTGCGGTAGGAGCGTTGAAACAACTTGCAGAGTACAAAAACCGCAATGACTCCTATAGGGCAGGTCAAGCAAGAAAAGCTACGTTATAAGGAGATGTTTTACTTATGGCTATAACACAAACAATGTGTACGTCATTTAAAAAAGAAATTCTTGAAGCAGTACATAATTTTAGTGCTTCTGGAGGCCATACTTTTAAGATAGCTTTGTATACGTCTAGCGCAACTATAGGGGCTGATACAACCGTGTTTACTACTGCAGGCGAAGCAAGCGGGACAGCTTATGTCTCTGGCGGGTATACCCTTACTAATATTGGCGCATCAAGCGGAGGAACTACGGGTTTTTGTGACTTTGAAGACGCTTTTTGGAATTCGTCTAGTATTACGGCAAGAGGCGCATTAATCTACAATAGTTCACAAAGTAGCAAGGCTGTATGTGTATTAAACTTTGGTTCTGATATAACAAGTAACCCAGATTTTAGAATACGTTTTCCAGTAAACGAAGCCTCTACAGCGGTAATTAGGATTACGTAATGGCGAATAGAACCAACAGTGGTTGGAGTCGAGGACAGTATTTTTCTGGGCCGTGGGGTCAACCTACTGTTGATAATATTGAAGTTACCAGTGTATCTGCTATTGGTGTTATTTCTTCAGTACAATTATGGAAAGCAGTTGAGGGGCCACCGTCCGTTACTTGGAGCACTATAAACGATGGACAAACACCTGTTTGGACAAGTGTAAGTACTTCACAAACACCTGATTGGTCAAGCAACATAGCTGCATAGAGGATATTTAGATGGCAAGTTCGTACGTAAACAATCTAAGGCTAGAAGAAATAGGGACAGGCGAACAAGCCGGAACGTGGGGAGATAAAACCAACGTAAACCTTGAGTTAATAGGGGAAGCGTTAGGCCACGGCACTAGAGCTATTGCTAACGCTTCTACAGATAACATAACTATTGCAGATGGTTCTTCTGACGCAGATAGAGCTATGTATCTAAAACTTACAGGCGGGGGTCAGGCTTGTACGATTACTCTCCTACCTAACACTTCGTCTAAAGTATGGATAATGCAGAACGACACAAGCTACACGCTTACTTTTACACAGGGTAGTGGAGCTAATGTAACTTTAGCAGCAGGGAAAGCTAAAATTATAGCTACCGATGGCGGCGGGTCAGGCGCTATAGTTTATGATGTACTTAATACATTTGCACCTGTACTAGCAGGCGTTACTATGACAGGAACAACTGTATATAACGCTTTAAATGATGGAACAACCACATTAACAAGTACCGCCGCAGAACTCAACATTCTTGACGGAGTTACCAGTACAGCTACCGAACTTAATATTCTTGACGGGGTAACTTCCACAACCGCAGAGTTGAACATATTAGATGGAGTGACCAGTACGACTGCTGAGTTAAATATATTAGATGGTGTCACTTCTACGGCTTCCGAACTTAATATTCTTGACGGTGTTACCAGTACAGCAGCAGAGTTAAACATATTAGATGGTGTGACTAGTACAGCAGCAGAACTCAACATCCTCGATGGTGTGACTAGCACAGCAGCAGAACTAAATATTCTTGATGGCGTTACCAGTACAGCCGCAGAGCTTAACTTGGTTGATGGTATTACCGCAGGTACAGTTGCAGCGTCTAAAGCGGTTATTGTAGACAGCAACAAAGACATTACAGGCTACAGGAATCTTACCTCAACAGGGACTATTACAGCGGCCACCAATGTAACGGTTAGTTCTGATATACGTCTTAAATCAAACATTGAAACCATTGATAGCGCGTTAGATAAAGTAAAAGAAATGCGTGGCGTGTATTTTGATAGGCATGATGACAAAGCAACTCGCGCCGTAGGTGTCATTGCACAAGAAATGCAAGAGATTATGCCAGAAGTAGTAGCTACAGATGATACAGAAGACAAATATCTATCGGTTGCCTATGGTAATTTAGTAGGTGTATTGATTGAGGCTGTTAAAGAACTATCAGATAAAATAGATAGATTAGAGGCTAAATAATGGCGGTTACAAGTTCAGCACCTATTAGCATTACAAATCTAGTTACTGAGTTTGGCGGTAGTGCTCCTCATGCTCTAACAGAGTATTACCGTGGTGGCAGCCTTGTACCTAATGTTACGGCTAATAACAGTGTCCCTGCCAGCGGTGCTATATCACTAACAGACTTTTTTGGAGCTACCGCAACTAGCGGAACAGATGACCGCACTATAACTATAGGCAACGCGAATATAGGATTTTTCCTTGCGTACGGGTTTGGTTCAGCAGCTTCAGTTGGTGGTAGTGGTTTTGGGGCAATAAGTGCGAACACCATAGGATTTAGTGGGTTTAACGTAACTATTGAATCCGTGTATTTTACAGCCAGCAAAATATTTTTTAGGGCTAGTACTAATCCCGGAAACAGTGGCTGGACATCAATGACTATAGGAAGCACTACTTTAAATCGCGCAGACGCTACTTACAATGGTGGAGGTAGTATCAATACATGGAGCTGGACTTCTTCAAACATTATAGGTGAGTCAGGAACGCAAACGGTGTCTTGGGCAGAATAGGATAAGTAGATGGCAAGTTCGTATACAGGCAACTCTGGGATAGAGAAACCCGCAGAAGGTGACCAGACAGGTGAGTGGGGCGATACGATCAATACCAATATGGATATTATTGACCGATCCATTAATGGTGTTGGTGCAATTACTCTATCTGGAACGACGCATACTTTAACCACTACTGATGGCACGTTAAGCGATGGCATGTATAAAGTGCTCGTTCTTGGCGGTTCTCCTAGTGGCACAAACACAATCACTATTGCTCCCAATAACGCAGATAAAGTCTACATAGTAGTAAACAGTAGTGGGCAGACTGCTACGTTTACGCAAGGCAGTGGGGCTAACGTCAGTGTTCTAAATGGTGACAGTAAGATTATCTACGCTGATGGCGCAGGTTCTGGCGCTGCTATTGTTGACGTAACAGCCGATCTATCATTTTCATCGGTGAATATAGACGGAGGAAGCATTGACGGGACACCTATAGGTGCTGCATCTGCTTCAACGGGGGCGTTTACATCCCTTACAGTAGGTGCCGCAGCAATTAGTGAAGCTGAGTTAGAAATGCTAGATGGTATTACAGCAGGCACAGTTGCCGCATCTAAAGCCGTAGTAGTTGATGCTAACAAAGATATAGCTTCTTTTCGCAACGTCACGTTAACAGGTGAGTTAGACGCTGCAAGTCTTGATGTCTCTGGAGATGTTGACGTAGATGGAACACTAGAAACCGATGCGTTATCTATTGCGAGTACGACGGTTAGTTCTACCGCCGCAGAGCTTAATTACAACGATACAGGTGCTGCTGTTGGTACAGTAGTAGCATCTAAAACCGTTACCGCTGATGCAAATAAAGATGTAGCGTCTTTCCGAAATATTACGTTAACAGGCGAATTAGACGCTGGTAGCCTTGATGTATCAGGTGACGCAGATATAGACGGCACTCTCGAAACCGACGCTTTGTCTATTGGCAGTACAACAGTTACTTCTACAGCAGCAGAGCTTAACTACAACGACACGGGCGCGGCTGTTGGTACAGTAGTAGCATCTAAGACGGTAACAGTAGACGCTAATAAAGATGCCGCATCTTTTAGAAACATCACATTGACGGGTGAGTTAGACGCTGGTTCTTTAGATGTGTCAGGGGATGCTGATATAGATGGCACATTAGAAACCGATGCGTTATCCATTGCAGGAACAACAGTTAGTTCGACCGCAGCAGAACTTAATTACAACGACACTGGGGCTGCTGTTGGAACAGTTGTGGCTAGTAAAACTGTAACGGTTGATGCTAACAAAGATGCCGCATCTTTTCGCAATATTACGTTGACGGGTGAGTTAGACGCGGGATCGTTAGACGTATCAGGTGACGCAGATATAGACGGTACGCTTGAAGCTGATGCCATGACTTTAAATGGTACAGCAATAACTGCTACAGCTACGTTGTCTACAGGGATTAGCAATACCAACGTACCTGTATTTACTAGCGGCGTTGCAGATGATGATTTTTTACGAGTTGCTGGTACTTCTATAGAGGGTAGGTCTGCTGCCGAAGTATTGTCTGACATAGGGGCATCTGCTGTTGCAGGTTCTGGCTCTATAGTAACGACCGGAGCACTAGATTCTGGGTCTATTACTTCAAATTTTGGCACTATAAATAACGGTGCTTCTACTATTACTACGACTGGAGTTGTTACTAGCGGTTCTTTGCTTGTTGCCGATGCTGGAACGATTGGTTCTGCTAGCGATACAAACGCTTTAGCTATTAGCTCTGC